CGTTACACTCACGTTATGAAAAGAACAGCCAATGAAGTTGCGGAACTTCAGGTAAATGGTTTTTACCGTGACGTTGATCTTCCCGCACCCGAACCAGATTATTCTGATATTCAAGAAAAGTATGATGAGATTGAAGGCGAAACAACCACACTAGAGGACGATGATCGCCACACCATTCTTGAAGTTCATATTGATATTGATCTTCCAGAGCCGTTTGAAGATAGTGACGGGCTTGCTAGGCCACACATTATTTCAATAGATAAGTCATCCTCTACAATTCTATCAATTAGGAGAAATTGGTATGAGGACGATATTAAGAAGCGTAAAAGACTCCACTTTGTTCACTACCGCTACTTACCGGGACTTGGGTTCTATGGAACGGGTCTTATTCATCTTATTGGTGGTCTTGCTAAAAGTGCCACAAGTATTCTTCGTCAACTTATTGATGCGGGTACGCTCTCTAATCTCCCCGCTGGTCTTAAAGCTCGCGGATTGCGTATTAAAGGGGACGATTCGCCTCTCATGCCGGGCGAGTTCCGTGATGTGGACGTACCGGGGGGTGCAATTAGGGATTCGATTGCATTCCTTCCTTACAAGGAGCCATCATCAGTATTATATCAATTGCTCGGAAACATTGTGGAAGAGGGGCGAAGGATTGGCTCCGTTGCTGATGTGCAAGTTGGAAACCTCAACCCGCAAGCTCCAGTCGGAACTACGCTCGCGTTGATGGAACGTAGCATGAAGGTTATGTCTGGTGTTCAGGCAAGGCTTCACGCTTCTTTGAAAAACGAACTTCGCTTATTATCAAAGGTTATAAAAGATAATATGTCTGAAGATTATCTTTATGACATGGATAGCGAGTTTAACCGTCAGGAAGATTTTGACGACAGAATTGATGTTATTCCTGTGTCAGATCCAAACGCGGCGACAATGGCTCAAAGAGTTGTTCAGTATCAAGCCGCAATGCAATTAGCACAACAGGCACCACAGCTTTACGATATGGGAAAAATACATCGTCAGATGCTAGAGGTTCTTGGAATCAAGGATGCTGATGAGATTATTAAGTTGCCTGAAGATATAGCGCCGAAAGATCCTGTATCAGAAAATATGGCTATTCTAAAACAAGAGCCAGTAAAGGCCTTCAAGTATCAGGATCACGAAGCGCATATAGCTGTGCATATGTCAGCAATGCAAGATCCAAAGCTACAAGAGATTGTCGGTCAGTCACCTTTCGCGTCAGTTATTCAGAACGCTATGTCGGCTCACATTACTGAGCATATTGCATTCCAGTACCGCCGTGAAATTGAGAAACAACTTGGTGTAGAGTTGCCTGATGAAGATCAGCCAATCCCAGAAGATGTAGAAGAACAAATCTCTAAGATGTCAAAAGACGCCGCAGAGAAGTTGCTTGGCAAGAATCAAGCAGAGCAACAACAGCAACAGGCTCAACAACAACAACAAGATCCTGTGGTTCAGATGCAACAGCGTGAACTGGCTATAAAAGAACAGGAGCTTCAGCATAAGATTGCTATGGATATGGCAAGGCTGGATCAGCAAGAGGTTAAAGATGCCGCGAACATGGCTCTACAGAAAACCCGTCTTGAGTCAGAAGAAAAGCGTGAAGGCGCTAGACTTGGGTTGAAAGCGGCAACTGAGCTTGATAAAGAAGAGCGTAAGGATAAAAGAGAAGGGGCCAAAATTGGTCTTGATATAGCACGGGAGATGACTGTAAATGAGGATGAGTGAACAATCCATGTTTAAACCCTTTAAGGATAAAATAAGGGGTTACATGAATGATATAGCCGATCACATGGCTGGCGGAGGATGCGCTGATCATGAAGAATACATTAGATTAGTCGGTAAGGTTGAGGCTCTAGCGTTGCTAGAAAGAGACTTAATTGACTACGAAGAGCGATTTATACAGGAGTAGGGCTTCCGAACTCTATTTTCTTAGTGTATCTTATCGTAAGTGGAGAACAACTGGGACAAGCCCAGCAAGGTACTGTGAGCCTTATATCACTGCAAAAGGAACAGAAATGTATTCTGCAAAAAAGGAAGTCGATCAACAGGTCGCAACTAAAATACCAGAACCTACTGGTTACAAGCTCTTGATTAAACCACTTGATGTAAAAGAAAAGACTGATGGCGGCATCTATATGCCAGACGCTCTAAAGAGCGCAGAGCAAACAGCTTCCGTTATTGGCTTTGTCGTTAAAGCAGGCCCAGATGCTTATGGAGACTCTGATAAGTTTCCTTCAGGGGCTTACTGCAAAGAAGGCGATTTTGTAATCTTTCGATCTTATTCGGGAACCCGATTTAAGGTGGAGAAGCAGGAATTTCGTCTGATTAACGATGACACTGTTGAAGCAGTTGTCGAAGATCCTAGGGGGTATGCAAGAGCATGAATAACCAAGCGCTAAAAGAAGAAGTTGAATTAGAAGAAACTTCTGAACTTGAAATAGATATTATTGAGGACGTTCCTGAGCAGGAAAAGCCTCGCAGACCTGAAGGCACAGAGCCTCAAATTCCTGACGATGATGAAGTCGCTAACTATAGTGAAGGTGTGCAAAAGCGCATTAAACAGTTGCGGTTTGAGTATCATGAGGAAGAAAGGCGCAAAAAAGAAGCTGTTCGTCTACAAGACGAGGCAGTGAATTACGCCAAGACCCTTCAGGAAGAAAATGAAAAGCTACGCAAAACCCTTGAAGAGGGTGAGGGTATGCTGGTTAATCAAGCCAAAACTCGCGTTGAAGCTCAGATGGAGCAGGCAAAGCGAGACTATAAAGAGGCTTATGAGACTGGTGATCCTGACGCGATCATAGCGGCTCAAGAAAAGCTAACCAACCTTAATCTGGAGAAGAACAAGGTTGAAAGCTATAAAGTTCCAAAGCGCCAAGCTCCAGAAAAAGCTCCTGTCATGGAGACAAAAGCAGAAGAAGCGCCTCAAGTAAGGGAGCCTGATGCAAAAACAAAAGCATGGGCTGATGAGAACCCTTGGTTTGGCGATGATTCTGAAATGACAGGATACGCATTTGGCGTACATGAAAAATTAGTCAAGCAAGGACTGAACCCTCAGACCCAATCTGACGATTATTATAAGGCGATTGACGAGTCTATGCGTCAGCGCTTTCCAGACAAGTTTGATGTGCAAGAAGTTGAGGAAGCACCTGTACGTCAAACTGGTTCCGTGGTTGCCCCCGCTACTAGGAGTGCAAAAAAACCACGCAAGGTGCAACTGACCTCAACGGCTGTCGCTCTCGCCAAGCGATTGGGCCTAACCCCAGAGCAATATGCGGCGCAACTTATGAAGGAGCAATCCAATGCCAGATAGATCAAACCGTCAGTCTAAAACCCGTGAAACCACGGAGCGCAAAAAAACTTGGACTCGGCAGTCTATGTTGCCCACACCCGATCCTAAAGATGGTACTGAGTACCGCTGGATCCGCACATCAACCCTTGGTAATGCAGACAATACGAATGTATCTTCCAAGTTTCGTGAGGGCTGGACACCTGTTAAGTCAGAGGATCATCCTGAATTAAAAGTTATGTCAGACATTGACTCTCGTTTTGAGGGGAATGTTGAGGTTGGGGGTTTGCTACTTTGCGAAAACTCAACCGAATACGTTGAGTCACGGCGCGAAGCGCACGATGGCATGAACGCAAATCAAATGGATTCTGTAGATAACAACTATCTACGTCAATCGGATCCTCGTATGCCGCTTCTAAATCCAGAACGGTCTACAAAAACTTCGTTTGGTAAGTGATCTCTTTTAGGGGCGCTTACTGTAATTTAATGGCTTAGAATTGAAGGAGAGATGATATGTCTTCAGTAGCCGCTCCCTTTGGTCTGCGCCCGATTGGTCGCCACGACACTGGTTCTTTGGAAGTATTCCGCCAGTTTCCTATCGCATCAGGTTATGCAACTAATATCGCAATGGGCGATATTGTGCAACTTGTTGACGGTGGCACGGCAACAACAATCGAAAAGCAGTCCGCAGTAGGAACTTCAGCAATAGACCTAGTAGGTGTGTTTATTGGCTGTAAGTTTACAGACCCTAATACAAAGCAAATGACTTTTTCTCAGCTTTGGCCCGCATCAACTGTTGCGTCTGACGCAATGGCATATGTGGTAGATGACCCGAATGTTCTGTTTGAAATTCAAGCAGACGGTGCGCCTACAAACGTAGGTGACATTTACGGCAAAAACTGCACTCTTATCCAGACAGCCCCTAACACTGATCTAAAAATCAGTCGTGTGGCATTGGACATTTCTGAACTTGCTACAACCGCTACAGATCCAATCAAAGTGATTGATTACAAAGGTGGCGATCAAGGTGACGAAAAAGGTTCCGGTTTCCCGATTCTGGTTTGTAAGTTCAACTACCACCAGCTGACAACAGCGGCTGGCGCGGCATAAGGAGTGTAAACAATGGCTATTTCTCGCGCACAACTCCTGAAGGAACTTTTGCCCGGTCTAAACGCACTGTTTGGTTTGGAGTACGACAAGTACGAAAACGAACATGCAGAAATCTATGAAACTGAGACATCAGAGCGTAGCTTCGAGGAAGAAGTTAAGCTGTCAGGTTTCGGTGCCGCTCCGGTAAAGCCGGAAGGTTCAGCGATTTCCTATGACAATGCACAGGAATCCTTCACTGCTCGTTACAACCACGAAACGGTTGCAATGGGTTTCTCTGTAACTGAAGAAGCAATGGAAGATAACCTATATGACGCGCTTTCAGCACGTTATACTAAGGCTCTTGCTCGCGCTATGGCTTACACAAAGCAAGTCAAAGCCGCTTCTCTGTTAAACAACGGCTTCACCACTTTCCAGTCTGGCGATGGTGTAACCCTGTTTAATGCTAATCACCCAACTGTACAAGGCGGCAACAATGCAAACCGTCCAGCAGTTGCGGCTGATTTGAACGAAACATCTCTAGAAGATGCAGTTATCAACATTGCGGCTTATGTCGATGAGCGTGGTCTTTTGATCGCGGCTCGCCCACAGAAGCTAATTGTTCCGCCTGCACTGATGTTTGTTGCAACTCGTTTGCTTCAGACTGATGGTCGTGTCGGTACTGCTGATAACGACATCAACGCTCTTCGTTCAAACGGTTCGATCCCAGAAGGCTTCTCAGTCAACCACTACCTGACTGACACAGACGCCTTCTTCTTGACAACTGACGTTCCAAACGGCATGAAGCACTTTGTCCGTACAGCAATGGCAACATCTATGGATGGTGACTTTGACACAGGCAATGTTCGCTACAAGGCCCGTGAGCGTTACAGCTTTGGCGTTTCAGATCCACTAGGCATTTACGGCTCACCGGGCGCGTAAATTGTACTATGGTACAAACTTTTGCGAGGGCGGCTTTCGGGTCGCCCTTTCTTTTGTTATAATGATTTAGAACCTTGACAGTCACATGGTGTGGCTGACATTTGCCAAGACAAGGAGTTCCTCATGGCTAACACTACCTTTTCGGGGCCGATTATTTCTACTAACGGCTTCCAATCTACTGGCATAGCATTTGCCGATCTTCCCGCCGCATCAACCACAACAGGTCGTATCATCTTCTGCTCTGACGCTCGCAAAGCGGCTGAGGGCGCTGGCAATGGTACTGGAAATCTTGTGTTTTCTGATGGCACCAACTACATCCGCGTAGACACAGGCGCAACAGCAACCGCTTAATGGGAGGCTGTTATGGCTGATGTAAAAGCATATAATCACGCACAAGGCGCGGCGGCGGCTCTAGTGGGGCCGTCCAGATCTAGGATCAAAGGCATTCTTGTTTACGCTACTGCGGTGACAGCCTTTACTCTCAAAGACGGTAGCGCAACTGGCGAAACTCTTCTTGATATCACTATTGCGGCTGGCTGGAATGATGTTTTTCTTCCAGATGACGGTATTTTGGCTAGCAATGGTGTTTATGTTCATGCCTTAACTGGCTCTGGAAGCAAATTAACTTTATTGTTGGGTTAATATGCCTAGGAAAAAAGAAACGCCAATAAAGACCTCTGTGAAGTCTGGGAACTTCCGCGCTACAAAAAAGGGCGCGGGAATGACCAAAAAGGGCGTTGCCGCTTATCGTAAAGCAAACCCCGGTAGCAAGCTAAAGACAGCAGTTACAGGAACCGTAAAAAAGGGTAGCAAAGCGGCAAAGCGCCGTAAGTCCTTTTGTGCGCGTTCTGCTGGTCAAATGAAAAAGTTTCCTAAAGCGGCTAAAGATCCAAATAGTCGTTTAAGGCAGGCTAGAAAAAGATGGAAGTGCTGATGGCTGAAAAAGTAGAAATTACTGTTGCCAGAATTGAAGAGCGATTAACACAGCTTCAAGATGAAGTTCGGCACGTTCATAAAGAGGTTTCTGATCTGAAGGCGCAAGCTAACAGATGGAAGGGAGCTTTCTGGGTTATGCTTGCTGTTGGCGGAATAGTT